TACTAACTATACCCAGGAACTATACTCATTAACTAGAATTTGTCTGATAATATCTATTTAGGATATATTGTTTAGGGATAATAATTTAGGTTATATCTCTATCCAAAGGATTATCTATTTCATTCCAATCTCTTGCTTTTTTCTGTTTACTTAAGAATTTATCTAATAAAGGTTTATTATCTAATTTATCTACCACTTCATCCCAAAGATACAGTTGCATAACGCTTTTAAACCAAATAGGCATTCTGTCATAACGCACTGGAATACCTTCAGACCAGTATTCTTTGTTATTAGCCTTTTTCTTAGTCAATCCTAAAGTTTCAGCTTTAGCTTCTAACAATTTCATTTCTAATAAAAACCCTAAACCAGTTCCCATTAAAATACCTAAAGGATTTATCCAAAAAATTATCTTATCTCCTTGTGATAAAGAATAATCCAAAGCCCAACCATCTTTACTCCACTCTAATGGGCCACTATAAGCTTCTTGATATGTCTCAAGAAAGCAATTTGGATACAATTCAACCTTGAGCTGGACTTGCTGCTTTTGACTTGCGTTTCTCAAGTATCCATCAATTCCAGCCCTATCGGTTTCTTCAGATACATCATCGTCATAAAGGTCATACTTTGTAGAACAATTCTTAATGACATCTTTAAAAATCAAAGAACCAAGCTTTTCAACATCCTTGGCCTCATCCCAGCTATGTATCTTGTCACTCATTAGAAAGGAGGCTCGTCGTTTTCAACAAAATCTTTATGAATTTGTCTTTGTCTTGCTTTTTCTTTTTCATCAAACTTACTTCTATAAGTCCAAACATCTGAAACAAACTTGTCTTCAAGCTCTAATATCTCTGCATCTATTTTTTTTAGCCAGTAACGATAAGCTTCATCAATTGACGAATACATAGCATCAAGCTCTTGTATTGCATAAGGGTCTTCTTGATAATGTTCTTTATTAAGTTCAACAATTCTATCTCTACGATTAGATAAAGAACCTTTTTGGTCAACCATTGTTTCTTGTTTGTTGATAAGTACCACCATTTTGTCAACTGTGTGTTTAATTGAAAAGTATAAGTCACTTTCTTCAGAGACTTGATACTCTTTTTCTATTTTTGGCATTATTACTCCAATGTCACGATGAGATTTTCCCATCTGTTATTTTCTATATTAACTATGAAGTGTGACAAAAAAAACATTTATAGAACATTTGTTCTAATTTTTATGGTATGTGATATAGTAAATCCTATATGAGACTTCTGTCTCTATGCAATTACCCAATCGACGAGAGCAATCTCGTCGGAGTAAATGCTTGACAAGATAGACTTCGTCATTTAATGTAGAGAATGACAGCAAAATAATATTGAGGTAATTATGAATAGAGCGCAAAGAAGAGCCGCATCTTCTAAAAAAGGCGGGCAGTATCGAGGACTAAGAAAAGTCAGTAGCGAATCTGCTATTACTAGCAGAAAAGTAAAAACTGGGAAAAAGCAGTAATGTTAGAAAAAAAATTTTTTTTGTCTTTGGCAAAGTTAACACACGGAAACTACTGGTTTAATAGAGATAAACATTCTTGTTTCCCTTATCAGTTATGGGTAACAATTGACAATCAAAAATATTCTTTTGATTTTCGGTTTCAGTGGTTTAGATACTTATTGTGGACTTGGGCATTAGCATCAAATAATATTGTTGCTGGAGGACAAGGCATTGTTTATTCCAATAAAGTTTGGAGAGCTTGGAAGTTGCGACATAATATTTTGTATCGTCTTCATTACAAGTATGACAGGCCTTATGGAATGGGTATACACGTAGTTATTCCTTACAGATGGACAATGAACTTAAAACACTATGACAAAGTTCAATATAAAGAAGACCAACCAAAAGATAAAACTGCTGTAGGATGGCACGTATGAGAAAAAAATACAAAGTAACATTTAGAGGCCATAGAGTAATTTTTGCCGAATCTTTCGATAAAGCAAAAAAATCAGCAGAAGAAGATTTAAAATTTATTCATCCAAATATGAATATGAAATTTGAATCAGTATCGGAGGTAAATGATGGGTGATGTAATCAACCATATAAAAAATGAAGTAATGAGATTAATTGATGAACACGATTTGTCTCACGCAAGATATCAAGAGCTTATTAACAGATTAACTTTAGAGTTAATGGTTGATATTACTGAAAAGAGTAAAAAGTAATGTATGACGAAGATTACGGCTGGGACGATTTAGACGAGGAGTTATGAAGAAAAGAAGATTTAGAAAAGAGTTACACGAGTGGACTTATGAAATAAATTGGAATCACAGTCTTCCAGTTTATGGGGAGAAGAAAAAATGAGAGACTTAATTTGGGAAATTGCAAAATCTGGAGAAGAAGATTTAAGCAATACAGAACTACAAGCTATTGGTGACCCTCAAGATATTTATATCGCTAGAGGATTATCGGGAGAAGCAAAGAGAAATACTACAAACATTTCTAGTTTTGTTGACAACAAGATGGCACAGAACGTAGAAGAGAACGGTGCAATAAGAATTGGTAAAACTGTTTTTAATTATTCAAAAGGTTCAAGAACAGTTATACAAGATGCTAGAGCGCTTCTCAATTGGGCAACAAATAAAGAATTGTCAGATGAGGCAATGGACCAGCTTATTGCTGTTGTTGGAAACAACTTCAGTCCTAAGCTTCGTGGTATAGATGCAGTAGCTGATAAAAAAGGTATGGATAAGCAAACAGCTAGAGATACCTTTACAGATAAAATTTGGGATGCTGAACCAAAACTGCAAGCTATCGATATTGAATTAGGTAATGCACCTAAGTGGGCTAAAGAGTTGGAAGATGGAAAACGAAGAACCTAGATTTAATTGGTCTGAAGAGTCTACAGATGCTTTATTGTATTTTGTAGAAAACGTTTCGGGTCCTTGGCATCCTTCACAGTGGGCTGTAGTTATAGAACTTGTCAGCCAAATAAAAGGATGGGAAGGTCAGCAAATGCCAGCGGTATCACCAAACAGAGCTAAAAGAATACATTTGAATGTATCTCCAATGATGAGAGGTTTTATTATGGCCTTGAATGAAGCAGATTATTTTTTAAACATAGATGAGTTTTATGATTTTTTAAATAATGTTCAGTCAGATGAAGTATTTTCAATGTATAGATTTTGGATGAGGTTGGACTGTCCTTTAAATAAAAAAGATGAATATTTTTCTGAGTTTCAACAACAGCTAGTTGAATACAAAGATAATCTAACAAATTTAAATGACGCAGTTACTAGTTTTTCTGATGAAGAAATTGCAAAAGAACTAGAGATGCTAAAACTTGCTATGGAGGAGGAGTAATTGACAAACAAAGAACTGTCACTTAGGATAAAAGAAATTGGTCAAGATATTGCAAAACTTAGTAAGTCTTATGACCAATTTATTAAAGACTACATAATGGGAGAACTAAATGAAAACAGTAGAGAAAACAAGTAAGACACTTTTCTCTAGTAAATTACTAGGTAAATTTTTAGGAGGAGGTGTTTATGCGTTGGTTATTGAAAAAAATTACACTATGGATGAGTCGATTGAAAACGGCGAAATTACGAACAAAGTACTTGAACGAGCATCCATTGGAATTAGACGTAAACTCTGGAGCTAAATTAACTCTTAGAGACAAAGAATATATTGATGAAGTTTTCAATCAAGCTATGTCTTATGTCGATGATGGTACATATGAAGAAGAACTAGCTAATGTCAAACAAGTTGATGTTTTAAGATTTGTTGCTCACGCGTATCCAAATAAAGATGTTTACATTGACGAAACACTTATGGCATTACGTGAAATTGAAGAGTATATTAAAAACAATCACGGTTCTTTTTTAAATTGGGCTTTGCTACCTCAATATGATATGGAGATGGACACAACAAATATTGTGTTAGTTTTTATTGGATATGAATTGCAACTTGAAAAATATAGACAAGCTCGTCAAGCAATGATGCCTAGCATTATAAAAAGTATGACTAAATATTATGATATGTCTCAAATGTCAAAATATTATTATGAAGAAAAACGAGATGAACTTGTTGAAAAGAGTGCAATGTTGGCGGCCTTACTTTCAAAAAGAAGGTTTATTGATGCATTAGAGTTGAAATCACAAATGGTAAAAGAAAGATTAGATTACATTGGCTACGATATGGAGGAAGAATGACAGACAATATAGATAAAGTACAAACTAATAATTTAATGCCGTTTGAGGAGATGACTAAAGATAAAGATTTATTATCGGATAGAAAAACATCTCGACCAAGCGAAGTTGATGATGTAGGTATAAGTTCTGAATATTGGATGACAGAATTTAGACAAATGTGGAATACAGAGTATCCACGTTCAGCAGAAAAGTGGGGAGATGATTTTTGGGCAAGTTGGTACAAGAACTTTTCATCATTTACTAGACAAGATTTGGAATGGTCTTTTAATGAGGTAAGGAAGATAAAAAGAGATATGCCGCCTAACTTAAGTCACTTGTATGATTTCTGTACAAAGAATGCACAGAAAAGAATACGACTTGATGATGTAGGTTCTCAAGAGCAGAGATGCCAAGATATAGAAGTTGGTAAATGCATATTTGGAGACCCATATTGGCAATTGACAAAGTATGGTACACACGAATTTAGAAATATGTGTATTAATCTTTGCGACAATTACGAAGTTGGGTATCCCGATGAGTATCAATTAAATCAAAGGCCCGAACCACAAACAAAAGGCAAGTGGTTTGAAACTGTTGCTATGTATTTAAGCAACACAGATGAGAAGATAGCTGATTCTGAAAAAACTCAGAAAGACAGAAAGTTTGAAACTTATCAGTTTGCAGAGTTGTTTCCCGATGGAAACATAAAAGAAGTTCTTAAGTATCACAAACTTGATGAAAATTTAAGTTTTATTGAGCAGTGTCAACGCATTGCTGAGATGCCTAAGACAAAAACTTTATTGGATGGTATCTAAAAAAGTGGCATATTTAAAGATGGTACAATAGGTATGTCGGCTTCCCTAGAAGTGGAGACACTTCGAGCTGACTGCCCTCCCATCAACAGCTTTGCCTTCGGGCAGAGCTGTATTTTTTTTGACAAAGATTTTTTTTAAATAAGCTTGACTTTTAAAACACCGTCACATATTGTAAGAATATACAGACAGAAAGGGAGTTAGGTCCTCCTTTCTGAGTTAGTGCTGGTTATATATACAGGTTCTAACTCCCTTTGTGTTTGTATACACAGGATGAAGAGTATGAAACAATTAAATAAAGCTAATCGACTGTCTTAAAAAAGGCCATAAAACGGGAAGCAGGATACTTAGGGTGGGTAGCCCAAAAAGGCCTGTGGACTTAATTAAATATCCTAGAATAAGGGCAAAATCGCTGGCTATTCAACAAAACAGCATAAGAACCATTTCGATGTGTCATCGGTGGGGAAGGTAGGTTATCGAAACTGACTTTGCGTTGTTGATGTGTCGTTTGTCTAAATCGAAATACTAGGGGGGTGGCAGTTTAAAATTGTAGCGTTGCGTTGGGAGCAATTGATAAAAAAGGCTTAGGCCTCGACCCTTGTTAGTCACTAAAAGCATTTAGTTGTTTTAAAAGTTGGATTGGTCCAGTAGAAATACTGGGCCATCCATACAAAGAATTAAATAACCGAAAGGACAGAAATGTCAAAAAATACAAACACAGATTGGACTATGCAATGTGCAGTCTCTAGTTGTGGCTGGACAAAGTCTATGCCAAACAACGAGGGCGCATTAGAAGTAATGGTCCACGGTGGATACGGCGACTTCATTGATTGCTTCACTGAAGAAGACGCTCCACAATTCACATTATGCCACAAGCACGCTCACAGGTTTGCTAACTGGCTAAATAACCCAGCAGTATTGCACCCAGCTTGGGGTCATTCGCACAATGGTGCCGAAAATGGCTTTTGGTATGGTCATATTGGTTGGGACCAAAAAACTTGGTTGGCACACCTACGTACTTTTACGTGGTGGTTGTTCAAGCAACGTAACCTTAAAAAAGCTTGGTCAGAATTAGTTGAATCAGTTAGAAGTCACATCAAGTGGACTCGTGCTGATATCAACGATTCAAGCACACCAGTTGTTTGGCCACAATTCTTTTTTCAGCTATTTTTCTTAGATAATGCTTATCGTGGAACTGTTGCACAGTGGAAACGTAAGTACGTATCTTGGAAAGTAAGTAAAGCTAAAAAAATATATCGTTCTTATAAATCTTTTTATTCAGAAATGTGGGAAAGCGCTGTAAAAGGCGAACTCACAGATTCTCAAAAAAGGCTAATTATCGATATAGGCAAAGCTTTAGAACAGCAAGAAGAAGAGTAATCTTTTTCTAAAAGGGGGTTTTTTAATAAGACCCCCTCAAAAGCTGTTTATAATAAGCTTGTGCCTAAAGATATATTAGAAACTGTACAAAAGACAAAGCAAAAGGTATATAACGTAAGCTTTCCTCCACTTCACGACGCTCAAAAACAAGTTCACGATTCTGAAGCTCGTTGGAAAATACTTTGTGCAGGCCGTCGTTTTGGTAAATCAAGACTTGGAGTACAAATGTGTCTTGAAGTAGCTTTGTCTGGTGGTAGAGCTTGGTGGGTAGCACCTACGTTTGCCATATCAAGAGTTGGCTGGAGAGATATTCAAGCTGCCGCTGCATCTTTTCCAAAAGAAATGGGTGTGAATATAAAAGTCGGTGATATGCAAGTTGACTTTGGTAATGGTGGTTTCATTGGTGTTCGTTCCGCAGATAATCCACAAAGACTTAGAGGTGAAGGTCTTGACTTTTTAGTTATGGATGAGGCAGCTTTCGTAAAAGAAGAAACTTGGACTGAAGTATTACGTCCTACTCTTACTGAAAGAAAAGGTTCTGCATTATTTATCAGCACTCCAAAAGGTATGGACAATTGGTTTTATAGATTATTTGAAAGAGCAGAAACACAACCAGACTGGGAAAGATTTCAATTTCCATCAACATCTAATCCATTAGTAGAAGAATCCGAAGTAGAAGCAGCTAAAGGAGAAGTTGGCTCTCTTGTATTTGCGCAAGAGTATATGGCCCAATTTATATCTGAGGGTTCTCAGATGTTCAAACAAGATTGGTTTAAATACTACAAAGAAGGTGTAGGGCAAGTATTTGCTGATGGAGAGACTTACGATTTAAATGATTTAACTTTATTCGGTTCTGTTGACCTTGCTACATCAACAAGAGAATCAGCTGACTATACAGTTATTGGAAGTTTTGGACTTCATCAACCAACAAAAAAATTATTTCTTTTAGATATGACTATTAGAAGAATGGAAGCACCAGACATTATTCCAGAAATAAAAAGACACGTTGTTAAAAATAATCTTGAATGGGTAGGAATAGAGAAAGCAGGATTTCAGTTAGCTTTAGTACAGTTCGCAAGAAGAGAAGGTTTACCAGTTATTGAATTAAAGGCTGATAGAGACAAGCGCCAAAGAGCCCTTCCTTTATCTGCTAAGATGGAAGCAGGATTAGTTTATCTTCCTAAGAATGAAGAGTACTCTTGGGTAGCTGATGTCGAACGTGAATTACTTACGTTCCCCGTTGGAGCCCACGACGATATTGTTGACTGCTTAGCTTATGCAGTTGTACAAGAACGTAGACAAAGGAAATGGGAAGCTTATTAATGGCTGAAGAGAAGAAAAGTTTTTACAGAAGAGCGGTTGACTATTTACAAGCACCGCCAGAAAGACAAGTTAAAGGTTATACATACAACCAAAGCACTAACTCTGCTTTGGATTCTGCTGTATTTGGATACAACACATCGTCTGGTGCATTCCCACAAAAACTACTTGAAGACATTGGTGAAGGAACAGGAAACTCTGCAGTTGTTGCTTGTCTAAATGTCTTAGCTACAGCATTCGCAGAACCTACCTTAAAAGTTTTATCTAAAAGTACTGAAGGAGATGAGGAGCAATTAGCTCATCCAGTATCTAAATTATTAGCTAGACCAAATCCTTTTACATCTGGTCCATTACTTTCTCACTATATTGTTACAGCTTTAAACGCAAGTGGTGATGCATATTTACTTAAAATTAGAAATTCATCTGGCAGAGTCATTCAACTAATCCCTATGATGCCAGACAGAGTTACTCCTAGAGGTAACGAAGATGAACTTATAACTCATTATGAATACTACGGTTCAAGCAAAACAATGGGTGAGTTTGTAGTTATTAAAAAGAACGATTTAGTGCATATCCGACAAGGAATAGACCCTAACAATCACAGAAGAGGTTTTGCTCCTCTCAAATCTGTTTTAAGAGAACTTCTTGGTGATGAAGCTGCTGGTCAGTACGCAACAGCTCTTCTTCACAATATGGCCGTGCCTGGCGTTATATTAAGTCCTAAAGATGATGCAACTGGCGGTCCTTCAAGAGAAGAAGCTGAAGCTATTGCAAAAATGTACAAATCAAAGTTTGGTGGTTCAAACAGAGGAGCTCCTATGGTTCTTACAGGACCAATGGATGTAAAGCCAGTATCTTTTTCTCCAGACCAAATGGATTTAAAAGAATTAAGAAGACTTCCAGAAGAAAGAGTTTCTGCAGTTTTAGGAGTTCCAGCTATTCTTGCAGGTCTTGGAGCTGGTTTAGATGCAGCTACATACAACAACACAAAAGAATTAAGAGAGTTTTTTACAGAACAAAAATTAATACCTTTATGGAAAACTGTTGCTAATGAGCTAACACATCAATTGTTATTAGAAGATTATACAAATGATGATTCTACTTACTGTGCTTATGACTTAAACGAAGTAAGAGCTTTAGCAAGCGACAAAGATGATACCTACAAGAGAATGAATATGGGTGTAGCAGGTGGCTGGATTACTATATCTGAAGCAAGAAAAGCCGCAAACTTAGATACAGATGACACTCACGATATTTATCTAAGACCACTCAATATGGTTGCAGTTCCTATAGAGCTAGGTAATCAACCATATCAAATGAATACTGAAACTGAAAAACAATTAAATTTTAAAGAAACATTATCAACCGTAACTATGCCTGTTGAATCTGAAAGACAAGGTGGAGTTCAAATGGTTGCAGAACCAAGGAATGAAGAAAAGTATATTGCAGAAATGCCAAATGGTGCTTTCTGTATTATTGACCACGATACTGAAAAAGTTGTTGAATGTTTTAAAACAGAAGCCGCAGCTGAAAGAGCATTAGCTGATATGAAAAAATCACTTGCTGAAGAGAAAGCTGCAATATCTGCAAAAGTCAAAAAAACTTTACAGAAAAAAGTGAAAGACCATAATGCTAAAAATCCTAAATACAGAACTAGCTACAGAACTTTAGCTGCAGTATTTAGAAGAGGTGTTGGTGCTTATAGAACATCGCCTGGCTCAGTTAGAGGTAACGTAACTTCAGCAACCCAGTGGGGAATAGCCCGTGTCAACGCTTGGTTAAAAGGTCTTAAAGGAAGATTCCCTAGAAAACCATTTGATAGAGATTTGTTACCAGCGGGTCATCCACTATCTTCAAAGAAAAGCGCAGAATCTCATATTGACGAACTAAAAGTATCAACAGAGGAAGCAGAAGCTTTGCTTTACGCAGAAAGAATCAAAAATGAATCTAATGAAAAAGCAGCATCTGTAAAAGTTGGAGATACTGTTAGTTGGTCAATAAACAAAGACCCAGACCCACCATCAACAGTTCACGGTGTTGTTAAGTCTGTAAATAGCTCTAAGAAAGAAGCAACAATGAATGTATGGGCTATCTTAGAAAATGGTAATCATAAAAAAACTGATAGAGACGTAACAATGCCAATATCTAAATTACAAAAAATTAAAGATTGGCGAGATTCAGAAAAATCAAAAGATATAACTAATTTTCCTAAGAGTGGAGATAATCAAAAAATATCTCTCTCTAATTCACAATATAAACAATTTCCAGATTTCAAGTACGTACAAGACTTGAAAGACAACTATCCAACTATTTGGCGTAGAGCTGGCACTGGTGGTAACCCACCAACTTCTTTTACAGGAAATGATGCATTTAACAGATGGTCAAAGTACAAAAAAGGTGATAGAAGTCCAGCAGTTCTCTCTTGGGTAAAAAGAAGAGAACGATTTATGAATCGTCACAAAAACAACAATAGGCTAAATGGTGCTATTGCTGTTATGAAGTGGGGAGGAGTAACTACTGGTGGAGTTTCTCAGATGAAAAAACTTGTTAATGAACAAAAGAAAAAAGTTGATGCTAGAAAGAAAAAAGCTCGTCTTTTGTTATCTGAGAAAACCGACGAAAAATAGATGTTAAAATAAGATTTAGAGAAAGAGATTTAGGGGAAATAAATTGAATAAAGAATCTAAAAATTTTGAATTTAAAGCAATTGATGATGAGAAGGGTTCAGTGGAAGCTGTCTTTTCAGTATTTAATAAACTAGATACTGATGGTGACATTGTGTTACCAAGCGCTATAAAATCTGGTTTCAAAGATGACCAAGTGCCTATGGTGTTCGCACATAAGTGGGACCAGCCAATAGGAAAAGGCGTTATCACTTCTGATGACGAAAAGGCTACGTTTAGAGGTAACTTTTTTATGGATACCGAGGCTGGCAAAGAGGCTTATCATCTCGCTAAAGCTATGGCTGACTTACAAGAGTGGTCGTTTGGATTTAGAATAAATGACTCTGAAGTCAAAGAATACAAAAGCGAAGACGGTGATGAAATTAGCGCAAGATTTTTAAAAGACCTAACAGTGTACGAAGTTTCCCCCGTACTTGTTGGTGCTAACAGAGAAACTTATACACTAGCAATTAAATCTGGTGAAGAAGCAGTATACGAAGACTCACAAAAAGCTGCTCCTAAAGATATGTTTCAAACTCAAGAAGAAGCAGAGAAAAGAGCTGAACAATTAGGATGCTCTGGTTTTCATAAAGAAATGTACGAAGGCGATGAATATTTTATGCCTTGTAAAGACCACGCTTCTTATCTTGCATCATTAGAAAAAAGTTTGAGGAATGACGTTGAAGAAAAAGACGCTTCCGAAGATTCTGAATCTGATACTAGCTTGACAGGTGTCCGATTTTCAGACGAGGTAAAGGATGTGCTTGCTGCATTAGAGAGCCTCATTGTAAGAGCAACTAGCATAAGCGAGTTGCGTAAGGGAGAGGGCAGAAAGTTGTCAGAACAAGCAACTTCCGCACTCAGAGCTGTTCGAGAAGACTTGAACGATGCTTGGGCCGAAATTGACCAACTCATTGAGGACGTCAGTATCGAACCCGAATCTAATATTGAAGATGAAAAAGAAGAAGAATCATCTGAAACCGAGACTGCTGAAGCTGAGGAGATAGTTTCAGAAGTTGAAGCTCCTGCTGAGGAGATAGCAGAAGAGGTTGAAGAAGAGGAATCATCTGAAGAATCTGAAGTAGTAGAAGAAGAAGTATCTGAAGAATCTTCTGAAGATGAGCCAGAAATAGCTGAAGCAGAAGCTCCAGTTGAAGAGGTTCAAGAAGCTCAAGAGATGATGGAAGATGACTCTGAATTGTTTGCAGAAACTCAGCAATTACTTGCTGATGCTGCTGTTGCGGAACTCGACGAAGAAGTATAAGCAATAACAAATAAGGAGACATTTTCAAATGGCTGATATAAAAGAGCTAAGAGAAAAAGTCGCTGCTAAAAGGGCTGAATTAAAAGACCTTTTCGAAGCACAAGAAGACGGCAAGTACTCAGCCGAGCAAAAAGGAGAAATCCAATCTCGTAATGAAGAGCTTGCAAGTCTAGTAGAAGAAGTAAATATTCTTTCTGCAAAAAATGCTAACGAAAAAGCAATGTCTGAAGATTCAGAGCCAGTTAGCGGTGGATACGCCGAAGAATCAGATAATCCTGTTTCTTTAGGTGAAAGCTTTGTTAATTCAAAGTCTTACACATCCTACATTGAAAATGGACAAAGTGGTGTTGACACTACAGTTCCATTTTCTCCAATGGGATATAAAGCAACTTTAGGTGCTGGTACAACCAACAACTATCCACCAGAAGTCTTAAGACAACCTGGCGTGTTAGAAAAAGCACTTAGAGACCCAAATGCTGTTATTGGACTTTTCGACCAAATCGAAACAGACCAAAATGCATTTCAATATCTCGAGGAAACCACATTCACAAATAACGCTGCTGAAGCTGCTGAAGAAGGAGCTGCTGGTGAAGCTGCTCTTGATTTCACAGAGCAAACTGCTGCAATCAGAAAGATTGCTGTTTTCTTGCCAGTGACAGAAGAGTTACTTGCTGATGTATCTGGTATCCAAGGATATATAAATTCCCGTTTATCAACAATGATGAGACTACGTTTAGATGGTCAACTTCTTGCTGGTGACGGTACAGCACCAAACCTTGAAGGTTTATTAGATGCTGGTAAAAGCAGTGTAAATTCACTTGACTATTCTTCTGAGTTCAATGGTAACTTAGGTAGAATCGGTGCAATTTATAAAGCAATCACTGATATTAGAACAAACGCATTCGTAGAACCAGATGCTATCGTTATGCATCCTGGCGACTGGAATGAAGTTGTTACATCTGTATCAAGTGTCGAAACAAGCGGTTCTAAGAACCCTATTTTCGTCGCTGCAGGTGGATTCGGTGCAGGACCAGCTGCTTCAATTTGGGGATTAAAAGTAGTCCCTTCAACAGCGATTTCAGAAGGAACCGTACTTGTTGGACGATTTGGTGGCGGTGAAGCTGCTCACGTCGTAATGAAGCAAGGTATTGATATTGCAGTATCTGACTCACACTCTGACTTCTTTACCAAAGGTAAAGTTGCAATTAGAGCAACAATGAGAGTTGGATTCCCTGTCTACAGACAAGGTGCATTTACCAAAATCACAAACTTCTAATTAGAAGTTAAAAATTAGTAATGGGGGATTAATTTCCCCCATTACATTAAAAAAAGGAATTAAATGGATTACATAAAAGTAGAAACAGATATCTGGAAACTTCAAGATGGAAGTATTTTTGAAGGTTCAGCTAATGACTTACCTAAATCAAATGCGTCTAAAATCGCTAAAAAAGGTATGGAATATAAAGTTGAATATTTAGAAGCACAAGGTTGGGGTAAGAAAAAAGCTGCTCCAAAGAAAGCTGCTCCTAAAAAAGCTGCTCCTAAAGCAGAAAACAAAGCTGTTAAGCCAGAAGACGTAGAAGACAAGTAGGCTTTAAATGGCTCTAAGTACTGTTTCTGACGTAGAAAAAGTTCTTGGTGTCGACTTATCATCTAACGATGAAAGTAACGTAACTAGCGTATTTATAAAAGCAGCAGATGCTGCCATTGAAAACTATGTTGGATACGGATTGGACTATCAAGCGTCTATAACAGAAAAATTTGATGGAAACGATGATGATTCGATTTATCTTAAACACATCCCAGTTGTTAGTGTCACTTCAATTGTTGAAGATGGCGTTACTCTAACCGAGGGTAATGATGAAGATTATGTCGTTTATACAAAACAAGGCCTCGTAAAAAGAACTGGATTACAATATTGGTCAGCTCAAAGGCTACAAAATATTGTAGTTACATACTCTGCTGGTTACTCAGATAGTGAAGGTACTGCTGAGGACATCCCAAGTGACCTTAAATTCGTCTCTGCGAGGGTGGCTGGTCGTTTGTGGGCATCATCAGCCAATTTATCAACACAACAGTCTACAGGGACTGTATCAACCAATATTGCTGACAATACAACAGATTCTAAGTTTCAAATGGTTAAATCTGAAAGTATTGGCGATTATAGTGTTGATTATGAGTCAGTTTTAGACCAAATTAATCAAGAATTGTTAAATCCAGCAGATAAACAGATATTATCTAAATATAAAAAGCAATACTTCACAAGCGCTTCAATTTTAGACTAAACTAGTTATATGGATATTGAAGTAAATAAAGCAAAAAGAAAACAATACTTTCAAGATATCGAAATAGAAGATTTTATGGAAGTTGTTATAAGTCAAATGAATGCATTAAGAATGAAGGGTAATAACTTAGTTCAAGATATGGATGATTTAGTAAATGACTATCTCGCTGTATGTAAAAAGTACCCTATCAAGTAAATGGCACGTTATGACTATAAGTGTTCTAAATGTGAGCACTTATTTGAGGTGCAGCATTCAATACACGAAGACCCAGTAATTAATTGTGAAAAATGTAAAGCAATATCTAATAGACAAATTAGCTCTAAAGTTCATTTATATGGAACTGTTGGTATTGATTGGAACACTGACCCTAATAAAGCTTCTAAGTCTATGACAGATAGAGCAAAGAAATCTTCAAAACGTAAAGTTAAGTTCTAATCGTCTCCAGCCCAATTAGGATTACCTCTATATGTATCAAGTATTTTTGCTTGATATAAATCATCCATAGTTAAGTATATTTTTTTAGCTGCAATATAACCTTTAGTGATTAACCACTTATAGGGTGCAGTAAAGACTCTATCCTCCCAATATAAAAATTTATCTTTCAAGAGTAGAGCTTTCTCTTAAATTTTCGCATATTGCACATAAAATCTTGCCTTCGGGACAAGGCCTTCCACAATCTAAACATTCATACATCATAAAACGTATACCTCAGTGTTAATTCTTCGTTTGGCATTATATCTTTTATTGTAGTTAAAAATAATCTAGGTCCTATTGATATCAATTCACAGTTTGGGTCTTTACTATGGTTTATAAATCCACCAAGCGGTGTTCTTAGATAACCGTGTAAAGCTTCGGGGTCTTTTTTATGTGTCAAACCTAAATTAGTTCCAGCCACAATAATTTGTGTTGAAAACAATCCTAACCCTTCTATTACAGAACCACCTATTGTAACTGAATCGGGTAAGGGTCTATAAGGTTTATCTTTTTCCATTTTCTCTCTCAGCTAACTTGAAGTAACAAGGGTCGCATATTATAAGAGAGTCTTTTGTATCTAAGGGATTTTTACAAGTACGACAAATGTAACTCATCGTAATTGTTGTCCACAAGGCTTACAATAAACTCCATCATTGTCTTTTACTGTTGTGTTAGTTGTTCTATAAACAAATCCATCGTGTTGACAAGGGTCATTTTTATTCGAACCATTCACTTGGAAAACCCTCCTTTCTTTTTTCTAGCTCCCATATCCTCATTTCGTCATAGTATTCTAATCTTCCAGCCATTTCATCAAAAAACTGACTTAATGATTCAAAAATACTTATTAGTATTCTTCTGAACGCCATCTTTTCTCCCATTTCTTTGCATCACCCCAGCACCATTTGCTAGAATTCCAATCTCTCCAAGTAAGTTTACTATATGTATCTTCAGCAAGCAACGATGCCATCTTGATATTGTAATAAGGAACAAACTGGACACGACGAGCTGACATACCCTCATCCTCTACTTTGATGAGTGAACCGAAATACGGTTGCCCGTATCTCAGTATTATCCACTCATCCCACCTAGGCATATCGTGCTTTTCAGCAATCCAATTCCACGTCGAAGGTATAAACTGCATAACTCCCGAATCATCTGCAGATTTTCTATATGCAGTTGATTTACCTCGACTTTCACACCAGCCAATTCTGACCGCAGTGTATAAATTTTCTTCATCAAAATGTTCAACGTAATGAGGTAAATGTTGAACCATAGTAGTAGGAACTTTGTCCAAGCAACCTTTTATTTCACTCATATTGCTTGAAGAGGGTAAAACATCCCCACTGCTAAAACTAGCTAAAAATATTAAACAACTTGTAATCATACTGCTAACTTATATGACAGATACGATTAAGTCAATTACTCAATTTTTTTTCTGCATCAGCAATAGCAGATTCTTTAGTATGGCCAACTCCGTAAGCAATTTGGGACATCCCTATGTTGCCTCTTTCATTGGTATACTTTTTAAATATCTGCGCATCAAAGCTAAGCATAAATTCGTTGTAGTCAACGTTATACACATAGCCATCCTTTTCGAACTGGTCGCTCAAAAGGGCTGGTGCATCATCTTGTCTAATGTCTACCATTATGTGTTAATTATACCATAAATCGTTATTTGAAATCACAAAATAGTAAAATTTAGAAAAAAAAATTTAAAATTTTTTATTAGGCCTATAAACATTGAGCTTTTTGGCAGAAAATAAGTAAATATTGCTGTTTTTAGACTTTTGGTATTTGACAAATATCTATCCGTCAGTTATTCTATAGAATGACACTACAAAATAAGGAGATATTATGAATGAAGATAAACTCAAAATTGAGTACTACGTTCTTGAAAGTTCAGTTGCAAGACAAGCATCTTGGCCTTACAACCCACTTTCTACAATTTTAAAAGACGAGGGTATAGTCTATGTTGATAAAAAACCTCAACAAGACATTGTGACCATTGCTGAGTGGATTAGTAATGAAACCCGAATCTACAACAAAAATAAAACTGACAAATCTATCACTTACAGCGTAAGACTTGGTTCTTATGCTGGTGGTGAAGAAGAATAAGGAGATACAATATGAATAAAAAATCAACTTGGAGTAATGGCGAAAGCCCTCTTTCTACACAAGCTACAAGACTTGGTAGAGAGAGACAGCCAGAGTCAATTACAAATATGGAAAGATTTGGTAATGTTCCAGATTATTCTGTTAATCAATTAAAAAGGAATGCTTTTGATGTGAAGTCTTTTGGACTTTATAGTCAAGATATTCCCGAAGTAAAAGACCTAGCTATAGGTGATACATTTAAAGTGCCACACTTCGTGTACACACCTTATAGTGACCGTACAAGACGTTACGATGTTTGTGATGCTGAGTTTGTAGTCTTAGATAAGAAAACTATCAAAAAAGTGATAGAGGTTCTTAACGGAGACAAAACTAGATTCGGTAAAAGAACTATCGAAACTTCTTACGTTAAGCTTGAGTGTACTCAAGATAGGTATGACGGACCAGACACTTGGTTCGAAAGATGCTCACACTTTAGTGCACGCAAAGAGGGTGGAGGTTATTACTATCCTCTTAAAAAGAAGAAACAACTATGGGTTTCTCAAAAAGAAATCTTTATGATGTTTCTTAAAGATGGAGGGCTATGTCCTCTAGTACGTAAAGGCGAGGATTGTAGAATCTGTGCCTAGTGTATACGTATTTTGCATATGGCGAGCGGAGTTGACAAGCTCCGCTTTGTCATATAGTTTTTTATTATTGGAAAGGAATTAAATATGAATGGAAACAAAGACGCAATGGGTAAAGTGTACGAAAAGTACCAAATGGCTAAAGAATTAACTGACTTGCTTACTGTTGGCTCAGCTATGAATAAAGAGACTGGTAGGAGAGAAGTAGTTCTTTGTATAAAGAAGGGAGACCAAACTATACCTTTAGGTAATCTTTGGTCTGCTAAAGACTTTGCTCTTAGAGACTATGATTTAGTAGATTCAATTATTGTTGATAGAGTTTTTAAACATTATTCTGAAAATGACAATAGAACAACTTTAGATGAATTCAATAATGGATATCATCCTAAAGATAAATATTATTCTCAAATTTGGGATTATATTGACAAAGCTAGAGCAGGAGCTCAAGAAGTGTTGGAAGAAGAGGGGTTGACATAACCTCACTTCTTCCATATAATTAATTTATATTGGGAGGTATAAAATATGGCAAGAACTTATTCCTTTGATGTTAAAGGACTAGTAAAAAACATCGTTGAAATTCCTTGGACTAGCAATGTAGAGTTAGCTCAGAGATATGGTATTTCAAGAGAAAGAGTAAGACAAATAAGAGAAGAGTTTGCTTTACCGTCTGTTATGGATGCAAAAGAACAATGGTTAATAGATAACTTCGATATAGCACTGGAAGGCGCTAGAAGAGGAAAGTTTCTTACTAACTATAGTTTTATAAAAGAGTTTCCATTAAGTGCAAAACTTATTAAACAAGTTTTAGATAATAGACCCGACTTACAAGCATTGTACGATACAGCAGTAGCACAGTGGGAGTATGCAGTTACATATCCGACAGAAAAAGTATGTCTTAGATGTAAAGTTACAAAACCAATTCGTGAATATTATCAATCTAAATCAGATAGAACTAGAGATGGTTATGCAAGAATTTGCAAAGATTGCAATATAAAAGCTGTAAAACATTACTACGAGATTAGAAAAACAAAAGAAAAAATTGTTCCTAATCAAAAAATGTGTTCTGCAGTTCCAGAGGTTGGTTATTTACCAAAAGAACATTTTAGAAAAATGATTGGCGCTAACAATGGACTGCAACCACAGTGCAATGTTTATCAAGACTTTTATAGAAGGTTTAGAAAACAAGACACTGTAGATAGAAGTAGAGAATTAGCAAGATTAGCTACGATATCATATTACGAAAATTTCAGTTCAGTCACTGCAAATTAATTTATGATATACTAGAAGTTCATCTTGTTTAATGTTGAAGCCGACCAGCGATGGTCGGTTTTGGCATTTTTGGGACTGCTAGAATAAGTATGTGCCAAACATATCAACATCATTATTAAACGAAAGCGTCACAATCCAGCGATTGTCTGGTTCATCAGTTGATGACCGAGGATTAAGCACAGCTACATTTGCTGATACATCAACAGTACAAGCAAGAATAATTAGAAATAACTCTATATCAGAAAGCAGAAGTGGTTTTGCTGTTTCAAACAATACAGAGTTTGCAGTAATAGTTCAAGGAAGTGTAGATGTAACAGTAAAAGACAGAATCAAAATTGGTAGCGAATATTACGAAATAGAATCAGTCAATGAGACTAAAGATAGATTTGGTAATACTTTCTATCAAGAATTAAGAATACAAAGCGGTTTCTAATGGCAGTCGATAAGTTATTTGGAAACATAATTGTAAAAGCTGTAGGTGAAAGAAGATTACCTATGCGTAGATTTACTGGTGGTGGTGGACAAGTACCTCGTTATATGAATGTCCCTCGAAATGTAAACGAAATATCTAAACTCAGAAGTTCTCTTTATACATTTTCTGTTGCTGCTGGTGACATTACTTCTTTAGTGCCAGGCAAGTTTTTACCAAATGTTCGTAATAATTCACTTTCTTTAGCAAGAGCACTTGGAGATATAAACGCTATCAATAAAACTGTAATGAAATTAAGTGGAGCTCAAACTGGTGGAGCAGTAGGAGAAAGGTTTGCAAGAAGGCTTACTGGTAGAGCTGCTGGTTCTGTTGTTAGAACAATACCAGGCGATAACCCAGCTTCACGTTTACTTCGTTCAAGAATGGGTGCTGAATTTCAAAAGCAACAAAATAAATTGTTCAGACAAGGAAGTAAAGCGGTCCAAGTTAAGGGAAGAGGTAAAATTAATGCCCCTATAGCTAATCAATATATGCAATCAAGATATGATGACTTTCTTTTTAAATTTGCAAAAGACTTTATGACATCTGTACAAAAGTACACACCAATTGATACTGGAGCATTAATTCGTTCTATCCAAGTAAGTAATAGAAGTATTTCTGGTAATGAAAACGAAGTTGCAGTCACAATGGGTGATAATAATGAAGTTTATTATGCACCAGCCGTTGAGTACGGTCGTGGTGCTGGTTATCAACCTGTAGTCGGAGGATTAGATGCTAAAGTTGCGCCTCCTCCACAAGGTGGTTCTCGTTTACAAAACTATAAAGGTTTTCAGCCTGCAAGAGCTCCAATGCGTAAAGGTGCTATTGCTGTAACTGCTAAATATAGAGGAATATTAAAAGAAACAAGTGGTGGTGTCGACGCATCAAGGATACCTTCATTTTTAAGAAGTAGTATCAAAGGAGTATTCGGATAATGCCAAACACATTACCAGACGCAGAAATATTAGCCAGAACTTGGGCCTTAAGTAAAACAAGTATCACTAACTTAGTTAGCACAAGAGTTGCTACTAGATTACCTCAAGATGGTGATATGCCATTCTTAGTTATAACTAGATTAGGTGGAACACCTTTGTCTGGTGAAGCTTTAATTGACGAAGCCTTGTTACAACTAGATTGTTATGCAGGTAAATATGCTACAAACAGCACAAAAGGACAGCCAGATTATGGCTCAGCTTATGATTTAGCCTCAGCTGTTTACACAGAAGCTTTTGACCAATCTCCCATAATTTTAACTTCAGATGGTGGAGTTACTGGAAAAATAAGTGGATTTACAATTACAAACGGGCCACAAAGGGTCGACGAGCCAACGCTCGGATTAGCACGCTATACTATAGATATAGTAATGATTTACGGAGCAAAAGAATGAAGAACGTAAAATTAAATCCTGTGCTGAAAAGCCTAGATTTAGCGAGAGACGAAAAGCTCGACGTTTTCTTTTCCCATACTGATTGGGTGGAAGTCAACGAAGAAGAGTGGAAGCGACTCAAGCAAATGACGCATAAGTTAGGTGAAATGAAAGTTTCTCTACTTATTGCAGATGGTGAGGACTGGGGCGAATTCAAAGAAGTTATTTCTGAAAAAGAAGAACTTGTTGAAGAAGCCGAGGAAGTTTTTTGGGAAGAAGACGAAGTAGCAGAAGAAGAGTGACAAGCTCTTCCGTTTTAAAAGTAGGAGACAAGAATGGCTAAAAGTATTAGCGAGGTAATGTTAGGAACAGGTGAACTGTACATAGCTGCAGAAGCAACTGCATTCCCAACAGACCCAACAACCACACCATCAAGTTCTGATTGGACAGACATTGGTTACTCAGAAAGCGGTTGGACTCTTGACTATGACAAAACTTTCGAAGATGTTATGGTTGCAGAAGAGATTGACCCAGTTTTCACAATCAAAACTGCCCAAGAAATTAGAATTTCTGGTGAACTAGCTCAAGTTTCTTTAGCAAACCTAAAAGAAGCTATGGGTGGTGGAACAATTACAACTGGTTCACCTTCAACTGGATTCTCAGAGTTAAAACCACCTGCAACAGATGCTTTCTTAGAGAAATCATTGTTGTTAAGAGTGGACGCTCCAGATTCAACATTAGGTGGAACTCTTAAGAAGAGAGACGTATTAGTTCCTAGAGCAGTAAATGTCGGAGCTTTCTCAATGACTCACGCAAAAGCACCTCAAAAAGTGTTAGTAGCTGTTGAGTATAAAGTGTTAAAGCCAGGCAGCGGTGCTCAATTTGCGGAATTATTTAGAATAGTCGACGAAGTATAGTCGATAGAGTAGGAGGGCAGAATGCCAAAATTTGATTTTGACGAGGCCGTCAAAGAGAATGAGAATGAGCCTTTGCAGATTGTGCTGAATGGTAGAGAGTATGTTCTACCTCCACAATTACCTGCAAAGGTGGTTCTCACACAAATTGCATTAATGGATGAGACTGGGGGTCTTGCAAACAATGACATCCCAACTTGGCTAGGTGCATTAGTAGGTGAAGAGAACCTAAAACAAATGCTGGATGATGGAGCAACTTGGGAACAGTTAGAGGCTGTCACAATGAAGCTTCTAAAGTTTTACAAGATTATTCCAGAAGAAGAAATAGAGACGGGACTAGAAGACGCCCCAAAATAACACTGTCCCTCAATGATTTAGTGGATAGTTGGGGGGCGATAGAGTCTGACTTTCAAAGATTCTATAAAGTAGACAATCCACTCGAAATTTCTTGGCGTAGATTCAACATTCTTTTATTCAATCTCATATCTCAAGAATCAGCTTTTTTTGCACCTTTCTTAGCAGAAGCTAGAGAAGAAGCAGAAATGGAAGCTGAGTGGGAAAAGAAGAAACGTGGTGATAGAGCTGATATCCCTAGAGATTCAGTATCACTAGACGAAGCTTTAGGCGAAATATTTTAAAGGAAAGAATTGGAAAATAACGCAAGCGTAATCGGTAGGCTGGCCTTTCTGGCCAACATTGTAGGCGACGGAGCCGTTCAAGGTATTCAACAAATGGCCAGAGGCACTGGTGCTGCAATGACAAAATTAGCATCTGCAGTTCCAGCTGCAGCATTTGCTGTATCAGCCTCATCTTTAGCAGCAGTAGGTGCTGCTCTAGTAGGTGGTGTAAAAGCAGCTGCAGATTTTGAAGAATCTTTTGCTTTAGTTAGAAAAGTTCTTGCTAGAGCTAGTGAAGAAGAACTAGGTGCAATTCGTGATTCTATATTAGAATTATCTACAGAAATACCAGTTGCTGCTGGTCAATTAGCTACTTTAGGTTCTATTGCTGGTCAGTTAGGTGTTGAAGTACAAAACATTCCACAATTTATAGACACAGTTGCTAAGTTAGGTGTAGCAACAAATATGACAGCAGAACAAGCTGCTTTCTCAGTTGCAAGGCTTGCAAACGTAACAGGAATTGGAGCTGAGAATGCAGACCAATTAGCAAACGTATTAGTTAGACTAGGTAACAATACTGCAGCTACAGAGTCTGAAATAACTTTACTTGCAACACGATTTGGTGCTGTTGGTAAGATTGCTGGATTAACAGCAGATGAAACACTTGCTTTCTCAGCATCAGTTAGAGCAACTGGTACTGAGGCCCAAGCTGGTGCTACTGCTTTACAGAAATTCTTTTTGGCCTTACAACAGGCTGCATCACAAGGTGGTGCAAAACTAGATGCCTTTGCTTCTGCAGTAGGTATGTCTGGTGATGAGTTTAGAAAACTTGCACAAGAAGATATATCTGAAGCAGCTGTCCAATTCGTAGAAGGATTAGACAGAATAGGTGCATCTGGTGGAGATGTTACAAGAGTATTACAAGACGTAGGATTAGGTTCAGTTCGTGTATCTAAGGTTATGCTTTCTTTATCTTCTGATACAGAAGAATTAAGAAGCAATTTATTTTTAGCTAATGATGAAATGGAAAGACAATCTGCGTTAAATAACGAAGCTGAAAAAAGATTCGGAACACTAGTACAACAGATTCAAAGATTTAGAAATGTTATAAGAGTAGTAATGATTGACATAGGTGAAGGCCTTGTTCCAGTTATTGCAAATTTTGTAGGTAACTTAGCAGATGCTATTGCTGGTGTAAGAGAACTTAGTGATGTTTTTAATACTGATAGTTTTGTAAACGCTGCAAAATCTTTGGGACTAATTACTGCAGCTTTAGCTGCAATGAGATTAACAGCAGTTAAATCAGCTGTTGATACTGTTGCTTTATCATTTATGTTTATGTCTGAAGGTTCATTTATGGCAGCTGGCGGAGTAAAAGCATTAACCGTAGCTTTTAAACCTTTCCTTATTGCTGGTGCTATTGGTTTAGCAATAACAGGAATTGTAAAACTATTTTCAAATATGGCTATGGAAATTGCTATAGCTAAAAGAAATTTAGAAGATTTTGAAAAAGTTATGGAAAATATATCAATGAATAAAGATGATATTGATATTTCTGATGAATTGGCAGAAGGACTTTTTGATAACTTAGAAGAAGAGACTCAAGAAGCTTTTAAATCTGCTTTTGGAAGAAATACCACAGAAGTATTAAAAGAAATATTAGGAAATACAAGTAGAGAAGTTTTAAGTTCTGTACAAGGAGTAATAGGTGGGGTGGTACAAACTGTTATTGGTAGCACAAATAAACTAACTACAAATGAACAAGCCGAACAAATGTTAGAAAATCAACTATCAATATCTAAAGAAAATTTAAAAGTTATTGAAGAAGAATTTGGAAAAGAATCAGAAATATTTAAACTTTCAAACAAAGTAGTGAGTGTTTTAGAAAAAAGAGTATCTTTGGGAGGAAAACTTACCACTGCTGAATCAACATCATTAGTAAATATTACAAGGCAAATTGATGCTTATGAAGACATTTTAAAATTACAACACGAAAGTTTAGATATTAAATATGAAGAACTAGAAGCTTTAGTTACAGAACAACTAGAACAAGATGGAAGAAGATTTAGAAGGGCAGAAATACTTGATACAGATGAAAAAATTCTTGCTCTAGCAATACAATTAGCTCCTAGAAATAAAGAAATAGCAGACCTCATTGGTTTTCAAGCAGAAAGCAGCGAAGAAGTAGCTGAAAATATGACAGTCTTTGGAAATGTACTACAAAAAGCTACAGACTTTGCTGCAGAGTTAAATAAACAATTAGCCCCACTAGAGGCTTTACAAGATTTAGAAGATGCTCAAGATACTTTATCCGATGCTAAAAAAGACATTGTAGATTTAGGAAAAGAAGAAGTTGAAGTTCAAGAAGAGCTTGCTGCTATAGAACGTGAACTATCTGACTTAATGGAAGACAATAAGTTTTTAGCTGATGACCTTTTAGCAATTAAAGAAGAAGAATTAGAACTTGCTGAAATGATAGCAATGGCTAATGGAGATATAGAACTATCTTATCAAGAACAACTAAAACTTTTAAAACTTCAGAGAGAAAGAGAAATACTTGTTAAGGCTGCGTCTCAAGGAACATTAAGTAATGCTGAAGTCCAAATAGGAGCAATAGATGAACAGATTGCTGCTATTGAAACTAGAGGTGTTACTGAGGAAGATGTTTTAAAACAAACTCAAAAAGTTCAAGATGCTAAGGACCAAGCAAAAATTAATGCCCAAGACAGAATCAACCAATTGATGGACGAAGCAATAGAAAAAGGTGACCGTTTAGTTGAGATTGATGATGAGATAGAAGATGCTAAAAGAGAAGTAGAACGAGCTCAAATAGATGTAATGAAGGCTACTAATAATTCTATAATTGCATTTGCAAAACTAGGTGATGAATCAGTTGAAGATGTTTTAAGACTTGGCAGAGAACTTGGATATCCAGAAGAACAGTTACAAAAAATTGTCGGTCATATTAGAACAGCTAAATTAGAACTTGGAACAATGCCATCATTTACTACATCTTTTGATGGTGGTATGTCATCTGAAGACGCTGCCGCTCTACAAGGTTCTTTTGGAAACAATGCAGTTCCAAGACAAGGTGGAGGTATGGTAAGACTTGGACAAACAGGTCTTGTTGGTGAAGCAGGTATGGAACTTATAAAGCCAATGCCTCACGGAGTTATGGTTACACCAATACAAGGTGGTGGAGGTCAAGCCATAAATCAGTATGTAAGTCTTAATGTTACAGGTCTTCCTACTGACCCAATTGCTGCTAGAAAAATTGCACAGAACATTCAAAGAGAACTTAACAAACTTAAGGGAGATGGAAGGAGCGGAATAGTACGATGAACACTCGAAAATTGAAAAGGTATATTGTTGCTAAAATAAGAGAAGGAGAAGATATGCATCAGCTTATCGCACCTCTTTCACCCAAACTTAAATTAGCTGTTATGGAATATGTAGAAAAAAAAGATGGTGTTAAATAATGATTTATTCACACGCTAACTTTCACATTCACAAAGCAACTCACGATAACGAATGGGTTGAGTGGGAAGAAGAAGAATGATAGATAATAAAGATAAAAGTATTTTGAAAGCTTGTGAGTCAGATTTTGCTTGTGGTAATTATTTCTATCACAGTAAATACAGATATTGCGAAGTATGTAGAGCAAAGGATATGTGCTAATGGCCAACACAATAACAATAGGAAGAATAAGTTTTACTTCTCCAAGAGCTTTAGCTGAAAGCTCTATGCCAGCTGATGGTAAAAACTCTTTAGAAAGAAATGTTGCAATTAACGGAATACTTCACGCAACAACAATTGCAGAAGCAAAGTACTTAAGAGATGAACTCATATCTATGTCTAACTCTAATCTTATTGTTCCTTTTACTTATGAAGGTGACACAACATTTGAAGGTTATTGTCAATTAGATTCTGCAGATATAAATACAGCTCAACTTTTTGGGAAAGGTTTATTTAGATATTCTTTAAATATGCTGATAAAAGGTAGAGCAGGAGAAACAAGTTTTGAATCAAATATGACTGGAAGTATGCTTACAAATGCACATTCATATTCAGCAACTAACGGCCCAATTCACTTTTTACCAGTAAATGCATACAATTATTCTCACTCAGAAGCCCCTACATCACACGTCAGAGCAACTTCTGGCGGTAATGTTTATGGTTTCTATGATACAAACTTAAGAAATGCAAATGCAAAATGGTTAGTAAATCCATCAGAATATTACAAAGGTGCAGGAAAAATCACTATAGACTCTCGTGTCAGAACTGGTTACCTTACCCAAAACAATCCACAATCGGTTGTGTTGGATAATGGAATCATTGAAATAACTTCGGGTGCAGTCACAGACCAATCAAGATTTACATTAAAGTTTTATGACAATGGTGAATTTGTATCACAAAGAGAAATATCAATATCAAGTGGTAGTAGTTTTACAGAATGGAATGTTTGGAAGTCAGTACAGATATTAAGAAATGATGCAGAAGAAGCTTCAGTAAGATTTGAAACATATTCTGAAACTGCTGGAGATGGTAAGTTAACAGTTGATGTATCTGTAAGAAGAGGAATGCATCACGCATCATTTGTTGCAACACAAAGCGCTACAAGCACTAGAGCAGCAGCATCCAGAATAAATGCAAAGTTAGTTACAGCAAATACTGTCACTGCAGGCACTTATGACATAACTGAAACCACAGTTGATAGTGACGGACAAAAATTCTTTATATATTCTCCTATGGGAGTGACAACAAGTGCATCTAATAGAAATGTACATATTACATCAGCACAATATAAATTTATGTGTGGCTACGAAATAGGTTCTAACAGTTTAGACACAGGAGCGAGTGTATTTGATAATTATATGAACTCCGTGTATGAAAAAGTTCGTTTAGTGAGGAGCTAATGGCTATTACCGAAAGGCTGATGGGTGCTGGTAGCTTTGGAGTTACTTTCCTTCAAGACCAAACACCTTCAGAGATAATTGACGCAATAAATGAGTGGGGACACATAGTTGTAACCCCTCAAGAGATGAATCCCGATTTATTCGATGATGCTTCTATGCTCGCTGCTGCACGATACACAGGAATAGTTTTAGCTAAAACCCTTGAAGAAGGCGTAGTAACAGTAGCAGGTCAAGGCCTACAACTTTACTTAGGTGATGACAGAGGTAAAGGTATGGTTATTGCAGAGAATAAAAATATCGGAAGCAAGAGAGATTACTCTGGACTTCCTTTATCTAGTGTTTTATTTCAATCAAGCACTCCTTACGGAATAATGAGAGATGCCTCTGGAAACCTACAAGCAATAACTCAAGGAACAATACACGATGGTTCAAGTACATATACAGGAAGTCATTTCGTAGAAACAGCACTTCACGCATTAAAACATATATGTGAAACTCTTAGTTATGAGTTCAGAGTAAACCCAGATGCTACTTTAGATGCAGGTCCAGCAGCAAATTTATTTACAGGTGTCAATACAGACCCTACTACTGTTGTTGTAAAAACTGGTTACGGAGATGACCCTACATATCAAGGTATAAGTCCAGTAGGAGCTAGAACTGAGTTTGATGCTAGAGATTATGTAACAAAAGTTGATTTTATTGCTGAAGTAGGTGCATTTAACGAACCTACAGACTTTGAAGGAGAAGCTGCTTTATCTGCAGGCTCTATCCCTTATTACGATATTCACGGTAACAAATTATCGAGAACAGGCCTTGTAACTGTTCCAGATATGGATTCTGACAAATTAAATGACCAAGCAACTTTGATGTTGAATGAATTATCAAGAGTAAAGAAAACACTTAACCTTGATTTAGAACAATACGAAGTTACTGGAGATTTAAAAGTTGGAGACTTCATATTTGCTTTTGACCCTATCTTGGGATTCAATGATGATGCAACACAAGCTGCTGCAGAATCAAGAGATATTTATGAGATAGCTTTTAGAGGTCAACAAATAAATCCAATCAAGGTAAGAGTTGTTGGCTTAAGCTTTCCTATTCAAACAGGAATGGGTGTTTATTTCAGAAGTTACAATGGCTCAACGGCTACATATACAGACTTAACTCCTTTTGTTTCATTTGAAACTGGAGACACACAAGTAGAACTAGGTGATGTTCTAAGAGACGTATCGGATGATATGAGATTTAATGAATTTTCGATTGCTGCTAGAACAGCATCAGCCAAGTCTATACCAGATATACCAAGTACTCCTACTTTACAATCTGGAACCTACTTAGACGGTACAGGTGAATCTAAAGGATTTATACGTATCGTTTTTTCCAAACCATCAAATATCGATGGCTCATCTATAACTGACGGAAGTCACTACAGAGTGAGGTATCGTGTTTCTGATGGACTTTCCACAAGCGGAGGTGCCTCTGCTAATGAATATACCTTTTTGGATTTTCCATTTACAGGGGCATCAACCGAAACATTAATGATTACAGATTTAACTGTAGGAAAGTCCTACAGAGTTGGTGTTGCAACAGTAGACACTTCTGGATTTAGAAGAAAAACAGATTATACAGCTACAGGAACAGATATTTACACAGACACAGCATCTATCAACTCTAACTTTGCGACTAATGCAGTAATAGAAATAGCTAGAGATGGACAGGCCCCTAGTAAACCAAAACAAGCAACATCTATATCTGCAGGGCCTTTAAGGGTACAAGTTACTCATTATTTAGGAAAAGCAGGAACAGATGGAAACGGTAACCCTTTTGGTGACTTTACTTTAGAAGGTGACGTTGACCACTTAGATGTACACGCAGTTACACAATCTGGAAATACAGCAAACTTTACAGTAAATACAGCTAACAAGATAGGTGAGTTACGAGTTACTTCTGGAAATATACTTCAACAAATTCCAGTGATAGGAACAATGGAGTTAGAAGACTCTCAAGATTATTATTTTAGAATTGTTGCTGTAGATAAGTCTGGTAACGAATCTGATGCTTCAGATGGTCAATCTGCCGTAGCCAACTTAATTCAAGAAGCAAATATATCGGATTTAACTGTAACTGATGCAAAAATTGCTACTGCAGCAATTACAGAGGCCAAGATTGCAAACTTAGCAGTAACAGATGCAAAGATTGCTTCTTTAACTGCAGATAAACTTACTGCTGGAACTATAGATGCTTCTGTTATTACAGTATCTAATTTAAATGCCTCAAACATAACTTCTGGAACAATATCAGCAGATAGAATATCTGGTGGCTCTATTTCTGCAGATTTAATATCTGGTGGCTCTATTTCTGCAGATTTAATTTCTGGTGGTTCTTTATCTGGAGATGTAATTAGTGGTGGAACTATTCAAGGTACAACAATTAATGCTGGAAACTTAACTATAAGTGGACAGTTTTCTTTTGGAGATGTAAATATATCTTCAAATGATATTGTCGGAACAATAAACTCTAATGCTCTTGATGGAGGAAAAATAACTGATGGAACAGTGTCTAATGCAAAAGTAGGAAATTTAAGTGCAGATAAAATTACAACAGGTTCAATGTCCGCAGCTCGAATCACTTCTGGAACAATGTCTGCTAACAGAATAGAATCAAATGCTGGATTTACTGGTTCTGTAACAGCTTCATTAAGTTTAAACGCACCGTCAGTATCTGGTACTACTGCAACATTTAGTACTGTTGATGCTTACACACATAGAATTAGAGGTACTTCTTCTACTATTACTGGTGGTAGTTTTATTGCCTTAAATCCTCTCGGAAGCATTGCTTTCAAAGCAACAACTTCAGAAAATCAAACTTATGAGCATTTAAAACCAAATAGTGATAATACAACTGACTTAGGTGATTCTAACCAAAGGTATAGAAGAGTTTATAGATTATTTGAATCTAGTGCATCTGACCAGAGATTAAAAGAGAATATAGCTGAACTTACTTATGGTTTAGATTTTATTAATAATTTAGAGCCTAAAGAATTTACTTGGAAACAATGGTCTCTTGGTTTTTCTTGTAATCTATGTAATGAATTTTATACAACAGACGATGAATGCACAACAGAAAATTGCGAGGGAACACTTGAAGAAATATTTACAGATGCTGGTGACAACACTGTTTTCGGTTTCCTTGCTCAAGATATGGAAAATTATATAGATGATTCAAAAGTTTATGAGATACTTAATTACGATGAAGAAAAAGATACTTACAATTATTCATCATCCAATATGATTGCACCATTAGTAAAAGCAATACAAGAGCTCTCAGCAAAAGTCGATTCGCTGACTGCTAGAATAGAAGTATTGGAAGGATAAGATGGCTGATATCATCAACGAAGGAAATTCCAAGGTAGAGGTAATCGATTCCTCTACAGACGCTCTAGCCAAAATAATTGCAGAACTCAATGGAACTCTCCGTGTAGAACAATCAAATACGTTATTAAATTTTTATAACCCTAATGACCAGATGGAAACTGGGGATGCAACTGATAACAATCAAGGTGCAGCTTCTACTTTTAATGGATTTCAAAACCTAGATGCTACAGTAAGAATACAATCTGGTGATGGCTCTTCTGTTCCACAGTCCAATTTATTTCTTGATGGTAAATCTATTATTTCTGATAAAACATTATCTATAGGTACAACAGGCCAAAAAGAATTACATTTAGGTACAAATGGTACTCAATGGGTAAAAATTACAGAAAGTGGTTATTTAGACTTTAGCAAGCTTACTATCAATGGTTCTCAAGGAACTGCAGGCCAACAAATAAGAAATGCAGGAAATGGAACTATTGAATGGTTTACTCCAGATAATAGAAACAGTTTCGGTACAGTAACTATTGGTGGTGTAAATGTAGAGTCTGGTGCCGTTGGTGCATCACTTAATCTAGTAGCAGGTGATAATGTATCACTTGGAGCTGATAACTCAACGAATACAGTCACAATAAACGCAACTCAACCCAATGTTTTTCAAAATTTAGCAGTATCTGGTCAGTCAACAATAGCTGCAGATGCTACAACTGATACTTTAAATATTGCAGCTGGAACTGGTATTCAAATAACTACAAATGCTGCAACTGACACTTTAACTATTACCAACACGGTAACTGCTCAATCTGCTGCAGATGCAGTCTTTAAAACTTTGGCAGTTTCTGGTCAATCCAATGTTGTTGCCGCTTCTGCTACAGATACTTTAACTCTACAAGAGGGTTCTGGTATAGAAATAACAACTGATGATGCCTCATCACAAATACAATTTAGAAATGAGGCTTTAGAAAGATTATCTAAAGAAGGATTCTTAACTTATACAAAATCTGATGGAACTACAGACAAAATGCCTCTTAGAAACTTTTTTGTTAACAATTCAACTACTTTACCCGTCAATGGAGGTGGTAGTAACGTCGGTCTCTCAACCCGTGCAATGCGTCTGCTACAATCAGATGGTAACACTTTTAAATTTATGGTGATGCCAGCAAATTCCAACGGAGAAAGCTTGGTATTTACTTTTACGAAAGCAGATGGAACAACAGTGACTAAAGATATAACAATGGCGGCATAATGTCAGCAAAGACCCCTTTAAGAGGAGATTTTGATAGTAACGGTGATTTAACTGGTCTGTCCGAGTTTTTAGCTTCAGAATTCGTAGACATTTCTGATGGTGGTACAGGTGCGGTTACAGCAGCAGGAGCGAGAACTGCTCTCGGTGTTTCAATTGGTTCAAACGTACAAGCTTATGATGCACAATTAGACGATATAGCAGGCCTATCTGTTACAGATGGTGGCTTTATTGTTGGTGATGGTTCAAACTTTGTACTTGAAACAGGTGATACAGCTAGAGGTTCTTTAGGCCTAGCAACTTCCGATTCTCCTACTTTCGGCGGTTTAACAGTTACAGGTAACTTAACTGTTCAAGGTACAACTACTACTTTATCTACAGAAACAATTACTTTAGATGACAACATTATTCTTCTAAACAGCAACGCTACAGGTTCAGCTACGCAAGATGCTGGTATTGAAATTGAACGAGGCGATGATGCTAATAAAACTTTAATCTGGGATGAAAGTAATGATTATTGGTCTGTTGGTTCAGAATCATTCGTTGCTTCAACATTTATTGGTAATTTAACAGGTAATGTTACTGGTACAGTTTCAAGTTTATCTGGCTTAGACACTGGTGACTTAACAGAAGGAAGTAATCTTTATTTTACTGATGAAAGAGTAGATGATAGAGTAGCTGCCTTAATTATTGGTGGAGCTGGTGTTGATACAGCCTATGATGATGCTGCGGGAACATTGACTCTTACAGCAGATTTATCAGAAATTACGACAGACTTAAATGAAAGAATAGACGACCAAGTAGCAGCATTACTTGTTGATTCCAACACTTCTGGAATAGATATTAGCTATGATGATGCTAATGGTCAGCTAACAATAAGTTCAGACCTTTCTGAAGTTGTAGAAGCTTTACAAGATAACGTTCAAGGATTATTTGTCGGTGGCACAGGTGTTACTACTTCTTATGACGATGCAAGTAACTCTTTAACATTATCTATAGACTTTAGTGAGTTCGACTCAGATAGTATAGTAGAGGGTTCTACAAATTTATTCGTTACAGACGAAAGAATAGATGACAGAGTAAACGCTTTACTTACTGATGCAACTACATCTGGTATAGATATATCTTACGATGACGCAGGTAATGCATTAACTCTTAGTGTTGATTTATCAGAGATAGTAGAAAGCTTACAAGATAATGTACAAGGACTATTTAGTGGTGGTACAGGAATTACAACTTCATATGATGACAATGCTAATTCACTATCTCTTTCTATAGATTTTTCAGAGTTTGATACTGATAACCTAACTGAAGGAAGCACAAATCTTTTTTATACAGAAGCTAGATTTGATTCTAGTTTATCTGGTAAGACTACTGCAAACTTAACAGAAGGTTCAAATCTTTACTTCACAGATGAAAGAGCACAAGATGCAGTTGGAGGAATGCTTACTGGTAATACAGAAACATTAATAACTGCAACATATGATGATACAAATGCAAAGATAAACTTAGTTGTAGATAATGATTTAGCTAACTATGACAACAGTACATCTGGATTTATAACAGCAACTTTAACACAAGAACAGGTAGAAGACTTTGTAGGAGGTATGGTCAGTGGTAATACCGAAACACTTATAGGTGTTACTTATGACGATACAAACGGTAAATTAGATTTTGTTGTTGATAACGATTTAGCCAATTACTCTAACACAAACTCTGCATTTATTACTCTTTCAAGTTTATCTGGTTCTACAGGGGTAACTTACGACAACTCTACTGGTGCTATATCAATTGGACAGGCAGTAGGAACTACTGACAATGTAACTTTTAATAATGTTACTGTTGATGGAACTCTTACATCAGATGACATAACATCAACAAATATTAGTGTTGCGGGTAATGCAACTATAACTGGTAATTTAGAAGTCCAAGGCACTACAACTACTTTAGATTCTGTAACTGTTTCTGTTGGAGAGAATATGCTAAAACTTGCTCAAGACAATACAGGCAATGGAACAGACATAGGTATATATGGAAAAATTGTTCAATCATCAACTACAAAGTATGTAGGTTTGCACTGGGATGCTAGTGGTGTTAACAAATTTAAATTATTTGAAGGTTTAACTGTTGAGCCAACAGGATTAGCCGTAGATACAGGTGATGCTTCTTATACAATAGCAACTTTAGTAGCAGATATAGAAGGTGATGTAACTGGTAACTTAACTGGAAATGTAACAGGTAATGTAACAGGAAATCTTACTGGTAATGTAACTGGTAATACTTCTGGAACAGCAGGCTCTTTAGCTTCAGCACAAAACTTTTCTTTAACTGGGGATGTAACTGCAAGTGCAATAAGCTTTGATGGTACTGGAGCAGTTGCATTGTCTACAACTGTTACAGAAAGTGCAGTCACACAACACCAAGCTGCTTTATCTATAACAGAAAGCCAAATATCTGACTTACAAACTTATCTAACTGCTGAAACAAACGATTTAAGTTCTGTTGTAACTTGGGCAAATGTTCCAGATGCAAACATAACTCAAAGCTCTGTAACACAACATCAAGCAGCATTAAGTATTACTGAATCACAAATAAGTGATTTAGGTAGCTACATAACTGCTAGCTCTACAGATACACTTACAAACAAAACAATAAACTTTGAAAACAATACTGTAATAGTTGAATATGCAGTAACAGTATCTGGTGGAAACTTCTTAATTGATGGAGAAGCAAATGCAACTATATCATTTAGGCCAGGCGTAGTACATAGATTTGATTTATCAGATAACTCTACTTCGGGTCATCCTTTTAAATTATCTACAACAAGTGATGGTTCACATAACTCTGGTTCAGAATATACAACTGGTAAAACAACTAACGGTTCTCAAGGTAGTTCTGGAGCATATGTGGAGTATACAGTCAATGCTGCTACTCCAGATATTCTTTATTACTATTGTTCATCACACTCTGGAATGGGTGGAACAATTACAGTATTTGGTTCGTCTTATGGTGATTCAGATGTACAATCTTATTTATCAGCAGGAGCTGGTATATCAATAAGTGGTACTGGACAAATATCTTCAACAATAACTCAATATTCAGATAGTGATGCTCAAGCAGTATCTATAAACAATGTTGTTGAA